AGCGAGCCCGCCAGATAGGCGTCAACATGGTTGGTGAACAACCAGTTGAGCGAGCTGGAGACGGCCGGGGTGCGCTGAAAGTACAAGAACGTCAGATCGGTATCGTCCGATGGCGCGACCTTGAGATTTGCGCCCTCAATCGTAAAAACGGCCGGCGTTCCGCTGCCCGTATTCAGGTATGCCGCATAGAGTTCTGGCGCAACATACTCCAGCCCCTGAATTGGCGAGCCGGTCCACGTCACGCGCTGGAAGCCGAGATAGTCTGTCGGCAGCGCAACGACTCCGCTGGATGGTGTGAGCGTCGTAGTCGTAGCCTGCGGCCGGACCTTCAATCGGCGTGCCGCATCACATTCGAACAGCGTGATGTAGTCCGGAATAAAGGCCGTGAGATCATCCCGCGACAGCCAGTCGGCGATGGCTGACTTAAGCAGGTCGTAGGTGGTGATCGCCATTTATCGCCATCCCGTGACGAGCGCCGGACGGTCGGTGCGTAGATAAGCCCATTCCGGGTCTTGAAGCTTCTTCTGCACGATCAGGTCGAATTCAGGGGTGAACATACGCAACGAGGTATTGCCCCTCGCATGCTCTTCGTCCAACCACTTCACGTAGATTACGTTGGGAATGGAGGCGACATGCCGGCCCCAGTCCGAACGCTGTTCCTCACCTCGAAGCGCCTTGTTGCGCTCAAGGATCGGCTCAACGTCCTGGATGTGCTCGATAGCGACGGTATCGCCGTGGCTATGGAAGCGGACATCCATCAGGACACCTCGGTAACGTGCAGGTTTCCGCCAGAGGCAACCTGCACCGCTGCGACCTTTTCTCCGGGCCTGATCGTAAAGTACTCCGGGGAATCAGCCGGCATATAGACATCAGCGGTTGTCGCTGTGAGCGGCGTCTTGCCTATCTTGATGTAGGCCGCACTAGTCACGACAACGCGCACCTTGTTTGTGCCTGCCCCGACCGCGTTGTCTATCTCGGCGGATGTCGTATATGCCTTAGCTTGGTGCGCGCCGAGATATCCCGTCCCGATATACTGCTGGGCCATAGTTAATCCCGATCGATGACGACGGTAAACACCGTGGGGCTGGTCGTTGACGACTCGCCGGCTGAGACGAAACCGATCGTATCGCCCTCGTTGACATAGTTGGCGCCCGTGGGCGTGCAGATATCGACATCGCCTGCAGCCGAACCCGATTGCGTGATAGTCGCGGTAGATCCGGTGACGGCCGTGCCATTGATCGTCATCGACCAGGTACAGTCGGCACCCGTGAGCGCAACCGAGATGGCCGAATAAGCCCGCTTGATCGTACCGCGGAACGGCGCCGCTACGAAGGTGGACGACGCCGCGCTGACATCAGCCAAGTAGGCGGAAACGGAGGCCTCGCTAAGCGGCCGATTGCTGGGAAGTGCCATGTGATGTTTCTCCAATTAGCCTCAGGTTGTCCGTAATAGAGGCTGAGTAGGTTTTCGAGCCGATATGGCCCAGTGTGACGGAAGGGTCGAGAAACGCCTCGAAGCCAAGAGCCTTGATGTCGGCAAAGAACGCCATATCCTCGCCGCGAGCATAGCCGTCGTGTTCGTCACAGCGGAACATGTGTGCGATTGGTTCATCCGAGCCGTTAAACTTCAGCTTGGGCGAACGTTCGGCCATCGCCTCAATCACACGACGTGTGCACACGGTAAAACCCATGCCCCATCCGCCTATCTTCAGGCAGCCAAACTCATTGCTTTCGATCTCTCCCCCGCTTGAAGGGTCGAGGAAGAAGACAATCGGGTCTTTCTTGGCCGGATATGCGGCGCCAACGACATCCATCTTTGTCGCGAGCGCGCAAAGACGGAGGAAGTCTGCGGCTTTCCATTCAATGTCGGAATCGACCCAGAACAGGAGCGATTTATCCGATTTGAGGAAGGTGTGAGCGATCTTGGAACGCGCGTGGGTGACGAGAGAATTCCCGACCTGTAACTGTATCTCGAACGGGATTCCCTTGGACCGCATCAGATCCATGGTTTCCAAAAGAGATGAAACTGTGCCGGCCGGGATATCCCGATGGGTCGGCATTGCGAGCATAACGCTTACGCCCGCCATGCTGAACGATATCGACAACTTACGAGACGGTTGCCGAGAACGGGGTTGCTTCGGTTCCTGTGGGCGCCGTGAACAGCTTGACCGAGAAGATGCCGGTCTTGACATCCTCGATCTCGACCATATCACCGACAACGCCGCCAAGAGTGGTGCCGTTCAGCGTAATGGTGTCCGACGTAGCCGAGGTCTTGAAGCCTTCCGCATTATCCGAGGTTGTGGTGACGCAGAAAGCATAGCCAGCCATCACGTCGGTCGCGTTCGCCACCTTGATGGTATGACCGGTCGCCGTCGCGACAACGCCGATCCAGAACTTGTACCTGTTCCCGGTGCCCGTCGCCTGCGGCAGCGTAACTGCAATCGGCGCCGTCGAGTTGATGGCCACCGTACGGCCCGCATGCGCCGCCGCCGTGATGGTCAGCGATGTTGCTGTGGTGGCAACCGGAGCCGAAACCGCACCGCCGAGCATGTCGGCAGTGATGCGCTTGGTGGTTCCGGCACTGGTATCGTACATCAGGAAGACATCAGTGGCCGCCGGAGGCTCCGCGAGAGCCGGGCACTCCGTGTGGAAGGTGTAAATCGTGCTCATGTGGAGTGCTCCTTACGAGGTGGTGTTGTCGAACACGCCGCCAGACGATTTCTCGTTCCTGGCTACCAGCGTGTATTCGGAAAGCATGGCCCGACGATCGGAATCGCCGTTTTTGGCCAGCGGGATCGAGGTCATATTGCGGCCGGGCAGGAAGGCGACCGCCCACTTGTCCATCTCCAGCACCAGAACGTCGCGTGCACGCTGGAAGCGGTTGGCGACCACCTTGAGCTTGCCGAAGTCGGATTCGTAGGCATCAACCGAGGCCACGATCTTCTTCGAAGTCGCCTGCTCCATCGGAGTGGACCGGCCGGTGAAGGTCGAGAACACCTGCTTGTTGAACGATCCGGTGAAGATCGTCCCCGGCCTCCCGCCGTTCTCCCAGCATGCCGCCAGAACGATCTTCAGCCGCGCTTCCGTGAACGCGATCTGGGTGCCGTCCGTGCGGGTGCCCGCGCCGTCCGCCGTGGTCGGGTCTGCCGCGCCGCCGGCTGTTCCCTTGCTGGTGTTGCTCTTGATCCACGACAGGACCGAGGCAAGCTTCGGCGCCGTTGCCGCGGCACCCGTGACCTTGGCCTGGTTCGTGCCGACAAGGATGGTCTCGATGTCGCGCTTCAGTTCGAGGCCCTTCAGCATTTCCTGATAGGCCATCTCATTGCCGCGGCCGGCGTGGTCAACCGCCTGCTGCGTTCCGGAAACCCGCGCCACCTTGCGGGAGATCTGGGTGCGGTTGCCCAGACGAACGGTCGGCGTGGTCGCATCGGTGGCGAAGTCATCGCCCTCGAGCTGGGCGTTCGCACTATCGGGCGAAGCCAGCGCCTGGGTCTGCCATTCGTGGTTGACGGCATCGGCCTTTTCACGATCAACGCCCGTGATGAACGGGGTGTCGGTCGGGTCGATGCGGTAGATCATGTCCGAGAGGTCTTCTCGGTTGCCGACCGCAAGCGGTACGGTAAAGGTATTGGCAGGAGTGGACATTTTCGTTCCTTATGATGCCCGGCGAGCCTGCAAAGCGCGAAGCTGTTGAGCAAACTTGATGTCGCCGGTCTCGTTGAGTTTTCGGGTGAGGTCTTTGACTTGTTCGGACTGATCGGAGCCCGCAGGCTTCGACGTTCCGGGCCGCACGACAGGGGGGAGGTCGGGCTTGGCAACGGCCTTCGGGGCGGACTTGATTTCCGAAAGTTTGATCCGGTCAAAGAGGAGTTGCTGAATGCGCCGGTCGAAGAGAGGGATCTTATCCTCCCCAGAAGCCAGCCTGTTCAGTTCCTCATCCGAGAACCCGATCTCCCGCAGCACCGCTGCGGCCTTCGTGTCATAGTCGGCCTTTTTGGCCTTGTATTCCGGCGTGGAGTCAGCGAACGCATTGCTTTCCTCTTGGACGAACTTCGCCCATTCGGTCGCGTGCTTCTGCGCCTTCTGACCTTCAACCTGCTGCTTTTCGGCTTGCGCCGCACTCAGCTCCATCTGACGGACCTGCCAAGCCTGAAACCGGAATGGGTCATTGGCTTGCAGATTGCGCACGTCATCCAGACTTCGGATGTCTCCGAAATCCGATTGCAGTGCCGTCTCAAGAGCCTGCGTGTAAGCAGCCTGTCTTGCCTCGTAGCTTTGCCTTGCCTGCTCCGTCTGCTGCTCTTTGGCCGTGAGGCCTTTGAGCTTTTCAGCGGCTTCATTCTGAGTCCGACGAAGCGCGGTATCGCGTTCCAGTTCGCGCGCAACGATCTTCTGTTGCAAAGCGCGAGGCGTGGCCTGCCATTCGGCGTCTTCAGCCTCAGTCCAAGACTTCGGGCGGGCGATGGGCGGCTCTGCAGCCGGGTCGGCGCCTTGGTCCTCACCGTGAGCCTGCTCAGCAGGGGCGGCGTTGTCCTCACCGGACAATTCGGGGTCTGCGGTCGCCGTATCGGCGCCATCGGCAGATGATTCATTGTTGCGCTTCCAGCGCAGATCGGCCAGCGCTTTCGCGGCCTGGTTGGGCGATAGTTCGGCCGGCGCATCGGAGCCAAGCGTATTGGAAACGACAGGCGCGTCATTACCGCCGATGCCTTCGGCTGATTCGTCACTCATGAATTGTCCTTTGGGTTATCGAACGTCTTGCCAGCGCTTCTGGCGCTCGGCGGTTTCGGCGAGATCGCGGAGTTCACGCGCGGCAAGCGCGCCATTCGAAACTATTGCGTGGAGGTGATCCCGAACCTTGCCCACGATATTGATCGCGAGGAACAACTTCTCCCGGCCTACCATGTCGTCGATTGTGGTTGACCGCCAGGCGCTGGTATAGGCACCCTCCAGCGAGGCAAATGCCTCCTTCAGCAACTCGTCTTCAAGCAGCCCCTGCGCACGGGCGGCCTTGGCTGCGGCTCTCTGGAGGGCGAATTCGTCGGTCATTTGTTCTTGGCTGCCTTACGTTCGGCGGATGCCGTATGGAGCGGCTTCGCCGGGTGCAGCATCGGGTCAACAACAAGCGGCTCGGGCGGCTTTTCCGCAATCGGCGTCTTCTGCTCGACAACGGGCCGTTTCACGATGTCATAACCCATCTCGACCAGCCGATCGAAGCAGGCAGTGATCTCGCCGGCCGTCAGGCGGCCCATTGGCGTCTTGTCGCTCATCGCGGCAACGAGTGTGCTGCGCTCCTCCGCGTTCATGCTATTCATCGGGTTTATCCTTCGCTTTAGCCTGCTCCATTTTCTGATCATGCGCTTCGGCGCCGGCCGCGACCTTGAAGACGCCAGCTTGTAGCTGCTGTTGATGGATTTCACGCTTCATCTGCAGTTCCTCCTGCTGCATCTCGCGTTTGAGTTGGAAGTCCATCAGCTTTAGCTCTTTCTCAAGCTCGAACTTCTGTTGAGCCAGTGCCATTTCGCCCTCAAGCTTGCGCTGCTCGGTCGCCATGTCGGCCTGCGCCTGCACGGTTTCGATCTGAGCCTTGCGCTCGTCCGCCTGCTGGTCAATCTGTGCGCTCGCCATCAGTTCCTTGTCGCGCTGCTGAAGTTCTGCCTGCTTGATCTTGGCATCAGCCTCCACCTTCGCCATGGCCGGGTCAGGAGTAGGCGGCGGCGGCGGGTGCATCAATTCCCCGGTCTGCGGGTCTTTCGCGCTCGGGTCGTTCAGGAACTTGTCCGGGTTCTTATGCCCCAGAATCTTCGTCAGTTCGGCCCCGGTATTATACAGCGCCTTGTCGTCAACGAGGTTGGTCTTACCGCCGAGCAGCAATTCCTTCTGGAAGTTGGCCAATGCCATCATCTGCGCGAACTGCTGGGCTTTCCCACCACTCCCGAGCCCAACCGCAATCGTCATGTCGTTGCGGGTTTTCCAGTCCCGCGGGTTGACCTCGACCCAGGAATTCCGCAGCCTGACTGTTTCCTGCTTCTGGCCGTGCCGGCGGATCGTCCCGTGCAACAGCGAGAAGATATCCCGCACGCCTTCCGCCATAATGCGGGCGATCAGCTTGACCCGCATTTGCGAGGCAGAGAACACCTGCGCGACGGCGGTAGCGCTCTGGTTCTGCAGCGCGTTGGCGTCCACACCCTGCATCTGCTTGGACAGGCCTGTTCGGGTCTCGAGTTCGGCGTCGATGTACTGCATCATCGGGTAGACGGAACCTGTGATGTCAGGCACGACCTGCCAGTTCAGCCCGCCCGCCGTTTTTGTGCGAACCACGCCGCCAGGGCGGCTAACAAGAAGATCATCGAGAGTATTCGGTCCAGCATTGGCTTCCGCGACCTCCACCCGTGGATTGTTGTGCAGATAGAGGTTGTCGAGCGCACCACGCTTTAAGGCAGTCTTCTCCCGCTGCGCTGGCATGACCAGATCAGCGATCGACCGCCCGAAGAACCGATGCGTGATCGGAACCGGCGTGGTCGCCGCGAACGGAATGGCGTCAAACGGGGTTACGCAGTCCTTGCCGTCCTTCTTGAGGAGCTCGCCTTGATCCCCGCCGGTTATGACTTGATACAGACAGGGCCTGCCGTTGCCCTCGTAATCCATCCTGACGTAATGCTCGGTGATCTTGACCAGCCGAGCGGCCGAATTGATCTCAGAACTACCGCCGGAGCCTTCCCATACGGAATCCCGTGAGGCCGCCTCAATGCCGGTGTTGCCCTTGTAGTCGCCGAGCGCCTTGACCTGCTCTTCGTCAAAGCCTTCCGCGATCAACTGGCCTTCAGTCTTGGTGACGACCTCGTGAAAGCAGTAGTTGCAGGTCTTGATGTCGCGGGCGCCGCGCTCGATGCCGAATTCCTCGGGCGGAACTCCCATGACCTTGGCGGATGCGAGCTTTTTCGTGGTGACTATGGTTACATCGTGCGTGACAGGCATGGGCTGCGGGACGAGCGCCTGCGCCATCTGTGCCTGCATCGGGTTTAGTGCGTTCTGTCCCGGTCCTTGGGCCGGCGTTGGGTTGAGCATGTCGGGAGGCGTTAGGGCGTCCATTATTCAATAAACCCACGAACTAAGTAGCGCTCACCGTCTCCGGTGCGGGGTAGTTCCTTCGCCGCGATAATGCGCCTACAGCCAGCGTCATAAAGACGCTTCATTGCTGAGTTTATTTGATAGTTGCGCTCGCTTTTGGCGTCCGGCGCGATTGCCAGAATGAGCCCACTTACACGTGCGACGCAGCTTAGCCCGGGCCCCATCAGTACGCCGCCTCTGCCGCTTCGCCACGAGCCGTATGCGCAACGATCTTCATCGCCCCCTTGGATTCCTCAACTGCCATCGACAACAGCGCGAACTGGTCGTCGGTCAAATCGTAATACGTCTCCCGCTCTTCCTGCTCGGTCTCTTCCCACCAGACTTTCACAATGCCAACCTTGGACAACAGTGCATCCTTGATGAACGAATACAGCGCCATGAAGCCGGGGTTCTGCTGCATGAACACGTGGTTCACGTAGTCGGTTTCCTGCTGGGCGGCCTCTTCGTCCTCGGGGCCAACGGGCTCAAACCGGACAACCTCGTCAGATCCTGCGAAGATGTCCATCAGGCTCGGCATCAGGCCTTCGATGGTGTCAGCCACGTCGGTTGACACAGCCCTCGATCGGCCGTCCTGCGCCGGCATGTCCTTGGACATATCGCCCAGGTAATAATCCATCGCGTCGGAGCGCTCTTCGGCAAGCTTGGCGGCCGATATCGCGGCGAGCGCGTCAGCCTTCTCCGCGGCGATCATGGACTTGAGATCGGAGGCTTTCATCTTAGCCATTACGCCCAGCTCCGATTGTCATACCTGATCGGCTTGTTGAAGTTCGCAGCCCTGCCCGGTTCCTCATAGCAAATCGCCATTAGGCCGAGCCCATCCGCAGCGTGTGACGACCAATCATGTTCCGGTCCAAGCCCGACATTGCGCTGCTCGTCCTTGCGTTCATGGTAGAAGCCGATAGCGTCGCGCCCAGCCTCTGTGGTGTCTTCGTTCCAATACATCTTGGGACCAAGGCGCCGGACAGCCTCGATCCGCAGTGATGCGGCGCCCTTGCCCTGGTTCTTGACCGGCGGCTCTACGTTGAAGCCGGCTTCTCTCAGGTGGTCTTCGTACCGCTTGCCGGTGACGTTGTTCTCGTTCACGCCGTCATGCGGCAGGTATAGGATGGCGTTTTCATAGCCTCGTTTGCGCAGCCAATTTACGTGATAGGCTAGGACCTGGCCTACGCTCTCGTAATAGTCGAGGATTCGGATTTCTTGTCCAACCCATTGGACGATCCAGATTGTGAAGGCGTCGGCGGTCGCCCCAGAGCCTCCGATATCGATGAATGCACGGATTGGCAGTAATGGATCGGCCGTGACCTTCCCAATGCGTCCTGAAGATCTCGCTTGAGCCAATAGCTGGGCGAAGTAGGCTCCCTCGAATGCCTTGGCGTAATCGCCTTCCCAAATGTGATCGTAACGCTCTGGGTATAGCCTGAGGTCAAGCTGGCGCTCCTCTTCGGATTCCTTCGAAAACCAAGGATTGTCTTTCCAGTTGACCTTGATCGCAACCGCGCCGGGCGGCTTCAGCGCTCGGAAGAAATTGTCCACCGCATCAGTCTTGCGGCGCGGGTTCCAGCTCGCCCAGATCTGCGAACCTGGTGAGCGTCGGATCGTGGGGCGCAGCAAAGCCAGACTGCGTTCCTGCAGCGTCTGCGCCTCCTCGATCCATGCCCGCTTGAAATGCTCGAGCGACTTGACCGATTCCGCGGTATAATCCTGCATGCCCTTGAAGATGATCAGGCCGTCCTTCGGGGTTTGAACCACATCCCGGAACACCTTGAAACCGTCAGCCTCACCCAAGCCATGAGCCTGCAGCTTGTCCTCGATCAAGAGCTTTGCGCTTTCCTTGAGATCCTTCAGGACTTCACGAATGCAGATGCACCGAAGCCCCTCGCCAGTCTCGCCTGGCTCTCGAACACAGTCCTCCACCATAAGGCCGGCGAAGAAATGCGACTTACCGGATGCTCGGCCACCCCAAGCGCCCTTGTACGCAAGCGGCTCAAGAAGCGGCTTAAATATCCTCGCTGTCGGTATCTGCAGAGTTCTCGACAATCACGCGCTCGATTCTGTGGATGATGCTGATGGCCGGATCGTCCTCACCCCCACCAATGACAGCCTGCACAGGCTTGCCTTCCAATCGATCGGCAATGGCATTGATCGCCGGCAAAGCCTTCTCGTCGTCCTTCTGAGCGAGATTGATCAGGTTCTTGGCAATCGCCCGCAGCGCCTTGTTGTCCTCGCCGGCCGCAGCCAGTTCCATGCGTAGAGCATCCGTAAAGACACGCTCTCTCGCCCGTCCGCCTGGATTGCCTGATTTACCCGGTTGAAATACCATTGCCCTGAATCACAAACGTTTGCCCTTTATTCGGAAAATCCCCACCACACGCCCTGCACGGCATCGCCGCCCCTCCGCAATGACAGGCGTCGTTCCTGTCGCTTGTGATGTCAGAAGGCTTGTCGGGATGGGTTTCACATACCCAGTTGTTGTCGCAGATGTCGCAGGGCATCTTGGCCTCGGTGAAAACTGGCTGGCCCGGAGTCGAACCGGGCATCCGGCATACCAGCCGGTCTACAGGAATCGAACCCAACCGCCGCGTTCAGCCAGAAGAAAACCCGCCGCGGATTTCTCCGAACGGGCTATTGAATTTGGCGATCCCCCGAGGAATTTCACCCCGGCGCGTATCGCGTCCGTCTAGGGCCAAGGCCGTCGATGTCGGGACCAATGCGCAAATCACTTGCGACGATGCCCAATCTGGGGTGATTTGCTGGACCAGTCAAGTTGAATTACACAGGTCGGTGTTACTTCTTCCCGCCTATTATCAGGGTCAGGTTTGGCCTAGATGGCTTGAGGTGGGTTTCGTCGATCTTGATGACGCCGAAATAGTCGGCCATATAGGCCAGCGCGTCAAAGTAGCCCTCCTGGTAATCGCTGTCGGGCGGATCAAGGTGGAACAGCGAAAGGCTGTCGATTAGATAGTCATGGTGGCTTTTCATCAACGCTTCTCCATCGCAAAGCCGTACAGCACTGCGAGCCGGTCCAGGCACTCCCGGAACCGGATTGCAAAATAACGCTCCCAACGCTCGCCTGTCAGTCCACGGGATGTCGCCACGCTAGCACAGCTCAGGCCGGTGATTAGAACGGCGTGGGTGAGCGCTGCGCCATCTGCGCCCAACTCCCGCTCTGCCCGGTTCAACCGCAGCACGGCCTTGCGCTGGCCTTCGGTGATCGGTTCTGGCATGCGGCCACCGTCCACAGCTTCCTTACTCGGGTCGATCGCCTGCGGGCCACGCTCAGCAATCTCGAAATCGCTCTGAAACGCCCGGCCGCCCTGGTACTGTGCTTCGTCAATCTGTTTGCGGGCGTGAAGGGCTGCCAAGGGATCGCGCCGCGTGTTTCGTATGGCCGTCGTCTTGGTGCCTGGATCCAGCGCATAAGGATCATCAACCACGATCGGCGACAAGTGCGGATAATCCGGATTCCTAACGCCCTTCTTGCTAAGCGGAATGCCGATCTTGCGCGGGTTCTTCGTCGTCATTGAGGCCTCGGGCATGTTAGGTTCCTTCGGATTTAAGGTGCTTTTCCATCTGCTGGATTGACCAGTCGATGCCGTCGTTCCATGCGCGCTGGTAGGCCCACTTATCGGAGAGCTTTTCCGGCTTCACCTTGCCGGCGAGCAAAACAGCCTTCCACGGCGGGACTGCATCGGACATGCCCGGGATTACCCCGGGCATCTGTTTTTCCCTTACCGAGCCGTCTGAGGGGTCGCGGATCATGCGTAGACGCTCCCAGGCTGGCCCGGCTCATTGCTGCCAGTGCAGGATAGATCGTGATCGGAAGCCTTTGGGCAGCGCTTGCAGCCGCATGTCGGGCAAAGGATCATCCGAAGGCGCATTTCGTCGCGCTCCTTGAGGCAGCGATGACAACCGCAAAGGCCGGCCATCAACGATCGACTTGAACGATGCTGCTTGTCCTGAAGTGCTTCGATCATTGCTTCCTACCCCCGATGCCAGCGATAGCCTCCGAACTCAGAGACAATTTCCTTTCGCCAAGCCCTCTCTCAACAGAGACAGTAGTAGTTATTATCTTCTTATCTGTATCTGGTCGTTTTGCCGTAACGTCCGTAACGCCGTTACGTAACGCACCGTTACGGCCAGCGTCACGTAACGATTTCAGGATTGCCATTTCTTCCCTCTGGCGCTTGCGAAATGCTCTCTGACGTTCCGCATTCGTTGGGTCGGCTTCGTCGGTCTTGTACTGCCACTGGTTCCAGTCGTGCGGCACGAAGCTGCCGTCCTCGCGCTGGTCGAAAAGCTTCTTGGCAACCAACTCAGCAATCGCAGCGGCGGCCCGTGGTGCGGTGACACGAAGCTTGATGGCTACCGTCTCAAGGTCAGGCAAAACGCCTCCATGCTCGTTCGCAACGCAATTGAGGTTGAACCAATTGCGATGCGCCCGGTCGTTCAGCTTGATCAGCTTGGCGTTATCGACGCAGGAATTCTGCGCCCGCCACCATCGCCCAGGTTTCACGTCATTCCCAAAGTTGTCATGTAGGTGTCGAGGATTGCTTCCCGCTCCGCCCGCTTATTGGGGTCCTCAGCGCGAATGCGGATGATCTGGCGCAGCGCCTTGACATCAAAGCCGTGGCCACGAGCCTCCTTGAAAATCTCGGACTGACCTTCTCGGCGGTCCTTGATCTCTTCGGCTAGGTTTTCGACCCGCTCGACTATTGATGTGAGCAAAGCCTTTGAATTGTCGCCAACAGCGGTCATTTGGCGCCCTTCCTTGAATTGCATGGATGACAAAGCGGCTGGATATTCTGAATGCAGTCGCACCCGCCGCGCACGATCGGCGTTATGTGGTCCTTCGTCAGGCTCCGGGTTTCAGACCCACACCCAAGGCACATCCCCACACGGTCCCTGAGTTCGATCCATTCAGCCTTGGTATGAGTGCCAAGCTTGCGCGCATTGTCCATGCGCCAGCGGCGCCATTCTCCGGGCGTAACGCGCTCAGGATGATATTTTCCGTCATAGCCCCACCCGGTGGATGGGCCATGTTCTGAGGAAGCAAGCCTCATGCTACGCTCTCTGTTGGAGTGGATGGAACGCGGCTCAAAAACTGATCTTCGCGGAGAACCGTCGTCACGCCATCGACCAAGATGTTCACGACGTGATGCCTAGCGATCTCAATTCTCAGTAGTTCATCCGATCCGAATAGCTGGATGTTGAGCATGTGGCGGCCGGGCGCGGGTGTGGTTAGGTAGGCGAGCTTGGCGATCATGATGCCTTGCGCTTTCTCGGCGCCTCGATACGAAGTTGCCTCAGCAGCAAATTCCCCAGCTTGGCTTCAAGCTTTGTCTTGCGCTGTGAGCGGGGTTTGGCTCGGCGGGCGGCGCTAAGGGTTTCGTGGTACTGCGCGGCGATGGTTTTCATGGCGCGACATCCATGGCTGCCGTGTTTTGAACGGCAAGCGTGAGCATGGCGCGCATCTCATTTTTTGTGAGATTGTGCTTCAGCGGATGCTTCTTGAAGTTTATGAAAGCTCCCGTCCTCGGAGATACTGCAGTGATGATCTTCGGCGGCGGCTGATCCTTCAGCCTGCGAATCTCCCGCTCGCGTGACTTGAATACCGGCCGGCTGCGCGGTGTATCAGCGGGGATCGGATTGATGATCCGGGAATATCCGTTGCCCCAGTATCGCCTCGTCAGCTTTAGGCGTGTCACCTTGCCGATGACGGCGTTGCGCGTAAGGCCACGGCCCATTTCAGCGGCGATCTGCGAGCATGTGTAGCCGTCGTCCCAGAGTTTTTTGAGTTCGGCGACGACATCATCAGTCCAGATTGAATTGCCTATGCTGCGCATTAGTCAGGATGCTCCATCTCTGTCGTTTCCCATACTCTTGCCCACCAAAGCCTTAGCCGCGCGAACAGCATGGTTATCAGCCCCGGCGATTTTTTCGGTTCGGACGATTTCATTTTCCAGCTTTCGCATTTGTGCCGCACACTCTGCGCGATAAGCCGCCCTGATGCCCTCGTAGACCGAGAGACTGATTATCTTGAGACGCTCCCGGCGATAACGAAGCGACCAGAGAAAACCATAATCAATTCCGTATTCACGTTCGATGCGGCGCATGGCGTTTTCGGTATCGCCTGGTCCGCGCGCTTTCATGCGCGTGAGGTCTTTCGACCACGTGGCGGCTTGATCCAGATACGCGGCGTCAGACATTGGCAGAACCTTTTTTCCCACTTGCAAACCTCTTCCATGTTTGATGATCGACATGGAAGGAACACAGGACGACGACG